AGCCAGAGCCAGAGCCATAGCCATCGCCAGAGCCATAGCCATCGCCAGTATTTAGAAACTGTTTTATTTTATCTTCCATCACCTTGCCCATACCGCTACACTTTCTATTGATTTAATAGCTTCCTTCGAGCACGGAATAATCTCAATTGCATCCAGAATCTCTATCTCTGGAACCGTTACTGTGAATTTACACTCACATGGATTAGTCGTACCATTAATTGCTAATTGAGATATACTAGCTGCACCATCCCAATACCATAGTCTACGACAATTTTCGAGCTTAACTTCTCTACCATTTCTTTCTACTAACTCTCCGAAAAATACACCGGAACGATTTCCTCTTACAATTACTTTCTTTTTCATGATTATATATTATTAAAGTGGTTAATCAAAAAGCCCCGGACAGCAAAGCCATACGGGGATAATTCAAAACTTAAATAGCGGACTGGATACCGCACGGAGTCCTTTACTCCGGGATTAGAGTTAAACAATGATTATCTACCAAAGAGTTCCAATGCCTTTTTAGCATCCGTAATAATCTTACGACCATCTTGCTTTATCGCTTTATCTATTTTTCCACTTCGTTTTATGCGATAGGCTTCACTGTAAGAGCACCGAAACAATTCAGCAATACCTTTTAGTCCATAGACATATTCTTTTGCTTCTGGAGGATTATTTACAGGGATAGCGTTTTGAAGCAATGCCCTTAATTCCCCAACTGTCAAATCTATCAAGCGAGTATCGTTTGATATTCTTTCTGATCCAATCATAATTCCTCCTATTATTTTTATACTAAACAACAATCATATCTCCTAGCCCTAGATCGGAAGACTACTTCCACCCTTGCTATACTTCGCGTACTTCTTAATCTTATTCTTTCGCAATGCGAATCAAGGATTAAAACAAACAATAAACAGCACGTTACTACCGTTCTAACCATCGGAGAAAAATCAAAAGTAAATTCTATCCCCGATAATCGCTCGTAGAACTTACGACATAATTCACGTCCGTTTTTCACATTTAGCTTTTTAAAAGCTTCTTGCAATTGATTGTTTATCGTGCTAACTGCCTTATATTTTAATGATGCAATCTCTTTCTTTTCTAATCCAGATATATACATTTGAGCTGTCAACTCACATTCCTGAGTCAGTTCCGTTAATACTCTTTTCATGATTGTGTGTTTTCTAAAGTTACTTTAACCGGATAACTGAAGTATATCCTGTATATTCAGTTTTTGAGACTCTAAACATTAAGTCTATTTTAGCTTTTAGCTTATTAGTCAATCGTGCTTCACGATTTCTTCTAGCAGCTTCAGACTTAATACCAATGTGACGTGATTCATCGTAGGGAATATTATAGATGTCTCCTACTTTCATAGCATCAAACACTTTGGTTGTTTGATAGCTTTCATCAATAACGATTTCTTTTACCATAAAATATTAATTTATAAATTTAGTGGACAGTGAAGGATTCGAACCATCTTTTCATCCGTGCGGATGCGTTCTAACCAAGTAAACTAACTGTCCGTTTGCCTGTATCACGTCAGATACAGGACTTTCACATCAAAATACAACGAAATATCACTATTCTCACGAACGGTGGTATCACCTCAAAGTATATTTTTATTATTTTCATTTTCCTATTTTAAAAAGGGGTGTACTATCTTCACAGACAATACACCCCGAACACACAAACACAAAATAAAAACACGACAAAACAAAAAGTTTTTAAGTAGCTAATTACTCTTCTCTCTCTAATCTTTTACTATTCTTCTCTATATATATTGAACACAATGCAAATGCGACAAAAGAAAGCCAAAAAACAACATTGAATTTATTTGCGAACAATATCGTCATGGCAAGAGATATTGCCCAGATTGTTAATAATGGGGTACGTTTCATATTATATAAGTATTAGTTAGTTCCCGCACCTTGATCCGATCAAGACATCACGCAAACAGTGCAACTGTCCGTGCGGGATATATGTTGACTTACTCACGTTGCTTCCTTCCGCTCATATCATCGCTGGTTGGCTATTACGCTATACTTCGCATCGGCTATACTGCTTATCTGCGCAGCTTATTTTTCCGTTTGAGGAGATTCCCCCGGTGTGTAGCTGAACACAAGGACATTTTTGAGCGTTTCCCTTCGCGTCCCGAATTAGGTTCATCGGTTTACCATTGTGCCCTGAAAGCGTTTCGCTCGCTTCTTTCGTAGATTCTAACCTAACAGAGCCTCGTAATCTTTTATTGTCCGAAGAAGGTTACTAATAATTTCTTCTTTCGTATCTTTGCTTCCGGCCAGCATCTGAACTGTATATTCATCTCGTTCTTTCAGATCGTCCGTGTATTTCCGAAGGAAAGACAAATTTTTGCTTATCTCATCCCTACTCATAATTACCTCCAAGAACTATCGTAATTAGCATATTTATCAGCAAAGAATGCTTTCAGCACATTTCCCTGTTTAGGCTCAATCGCTTTCGGCTTCAATGATTCTACATATTCATCCATCTTTAAGCGAGCGTCCACCCAAGAAGTACGCAAGGCAGATTTTAGAGAGTATCCGTAATTGCGGACATAAACCCAAGCTCTTTGCATGATGGCTTTCATATTGTATTTGCCGTCCTTTACCAAAGAATAATCTCTATCTTTCATAACCTTTTTATTTTTAATGCGTTTATACTATTGTGAATCTTTGCCAAGTTGCGTATCTTTGCAACGGTTCGATGATGCAAATATACTATGTTTTATCTGTATTACAAATATAATACTGATAATAATCTGTATTTAAACATTGTTTAACTATTAGAGTGGTTCATACATTATTATATATAGCTATGGATTTGAAAGACTTTGTCAGCGAAACACTGAAAGAGATAATTGCAGGCGTTAAGGAGGCGCAAGAATACGCAAAAGAACATGGAGCGATAATTAACCCTACTAAATTTGGGATTGTCGCACCAAAAGCCATAATGAATAAAGATAATGATGAGGTGACATCCATACAGTGCATTGACTTCTCATTATCATTGCAGCAATCTTATGCAGCTGACGGGAAGGTAAGCATAGGAGTCCTTGATATAGGAAAGATAGAAGGAAAATACGAAAATATTAAAGAAAACAGGGTAAATTTCAGCGTTTTAATTACACTCCCATGTGGCGATACCCATTAGGAAGTGCATTGGCATTGAACTTCCCGTTTTTGATATAATCAGAAAGTTCTTCTGAAATTCGTATGGCTGTTTCAGCTTCTGTATTGTTCCCGACAAGATTGCTATTCAAAACCATTAGAAGTACTCTTTTCCTTCTTATTTGAGCGATGCGATTCTTGAAAATAGAAAACAGTTTCATAACAATAAAAATAAAGCGACCAACTCCAAAGTTGCGGTTGGAAAGGTCTAATAAAACGAAATACCGCAATATATAGTTATCAAAATAAAAATATCCGCAATAGGTTGCAGCTACTACGGATACCATATATTAAACCTCTTGTGAGGAAAGTTTAACCACTTTGTCTCTGTAACATCTGCAACTTGTTACCGGCACAAATATACTATTTAATATCTGTATCAAGACTATTACTTAGTATTTTAATGTATTTTAATCTGTATGAATAAGAAAGATAGGTTTATACATGCTTATGAATACCTTAGGGCACAAGGAAAAGTGCATACTCAAAAAGATGTCGCTGAAATTATGCAGGCAAATTATGCAAATGTAAACTTTGCATTCGGAGGAAATGAGAGGTATTTAACAAACAAGTTTTTATCACGTTTTAATAAAGCTTTTAATAATCTATTTAATGAGGAATGGCTTATTAATGGAAGCGAACCAATGCTTTCTATTCCAGAAGAAAGTATAAATTCGACTATAAGCAATACCGATAAAAATGAAATTCCTCAATACGAAATGCCAACTATCAACGAGATGATAAAAGTAATATCTTTATTGTCCGAACAAGGAAAAGAAAATGCTCAGGCTAACAAAATTAACGCAGAGGCTAATAAAATAAATGCGGAAGCAAATGATCGAAACAGTAAGAACATGGAACGAATGATGGAAATGCTTGAAAGAATGCTCAATAAAGAAAAAGCTTTTCAGGAAAAAGAAAGAGCATAAATAATGTATATTTATAATATGTTCAAAAACATCTGATAAAATAATAATTTTTATAGAACAAATGAACAATCCATATTGTTGAACAAAAACACTAAATTTTAAAACAATATGGAAAACTCTTTTCAAAGAAGATTCGAAGAAATCATCAGAATTGCAAACATTCTGTATCCAACACTTCAAAAAAGTACAATGGAAGTAATTAAATGCAACGGGAGAAACAGTAAAATTGAATTTGACTTGCGTACACTAAACACAAAGTTATTGTACAAACAGAAGAAAAATGATATTTGAAAAAACAGTTTAATAAAATAAATTATGATTATCAAAAGAAACTGTATATTTCTTCTAGACAAAGAGAAGAGTAAATCAGACGCTAAGCTTCGTTATAGAATTAAATGGAACGGAAACACAGTATCCTTTAATGTAGGATATCGTGTAGACATAGATAAATGGAGCCCGGATGGTCAAAGATGTAAGAATAATACAACGCATTCGACTAAGAAGGTGCATTCTTCTGTCATAAACAAAGCTATACAAAGCTATGAAGATATATGTGATAACATATTCTTTATATTCGAACAGAAAGAGATTATACCTACTCCGGACGAATTTAAAGACGAATTTAATCAAAGATTAGGAAAGAAAGTTAAGAGACAACGAACGCTCTTTGAATACCACACAGAGTTTATGATAGAGCAGGGAAAGGAAAGTCAATGGGAAGAGTCTACGTATAAAGAACACAGGACAATACAGAGAAGACTCAAGGATTTCGCTCCTGATCTTGAATTTGAAGACTTGACAAAGCAGGGACTCTCAATGTTTGTTGATTACATGCATACTGTACCTATCAACTCCAAAAAGAAAGGACTTAAAAACTCAAGCATAAGAAAAAATTTAGATAATCTTAAATGGTTTCTCCGATGGGCCACAGATAAAGGGTACAATAAAGAACTTGCTTTTACTACATTTCAGCCGAAACTGAAAGAAGTAAAAAATACTGTTGTATATTTGACATGGGATGAACTGATGTTAATATACAACTTTACCCCATCATCTACCAGATCGAATTTGGAAAAAGTTAAAGACGTATTTTGTTTTTGCTGTTTTACATCGCTACGATATTCTGATGTAGCAAATTTAAAAAGAAGCAATGTATTTGAAGACTACATATTAGTAACGACTATTAAAACCTATGATACATTGAGAATAGAGCTAAACAAATACTCAAAAGCGATCCTTGAAAAATACAAGGACGAAGAGTACGAAAACAACCTTGCTCTCCCTGTTATATCTAACCAAAAGATGAATGACGGTCTTAAAGAGTTAGGAGAATTATGCGGCATAAATGAGCCTGTATCTATCACTTACTACAAAGGAAGTGAAAGAATAGATGAAGTATACAAGAAATATGAATTACTCACTACTCACTGCGGAAGAAGAACTTTCATAAGTAATGCGATAATGCTAGGTATTCCTCCAGAGGTAGTTATGAAATGGACAGGACACGAAGATTACAGAACAATGAAACCATATATAGCAATAGCAGATAAAGAGAAGAAAAATGCAATGGATTTATTTAATAAGAAATAGTCCCTGATTAAAAAATCGGGGACCAAAACAAGGACTATTTACGACTATGTTCGAATATTACAGAGCATAAAATAGATTATAAGAGTCGCTAATATAATATATGAGAACGATAGAATATGTGAGAATATTTCTCAGTATTCTCGTACCCACTACTCTATTTTAGTTAGCCTCTTACATTGAAGTAAGAGGCTTTTTTTATTATGTTCATATCTCAAGAAATGGAATATAACGTAAAAGAATTGAAAAAGGTATTGATTGAACAATGCANCTTATTTTAGTTAGCCTCTTACATTGAAGTAAGAGGCTTTTTTATTGGGTTCATATCTCAAGAAATGGAATATAACGTAAAAGAATTAAAAAAGGTATTGATTGAACAATGCAAAGAAGAAGGTATTTATTACGCATTGATAGCAATCAACAAACAGACGAAAGAGATCGTTTTGCCACAAAGCCTTGATAACGCTTTAAATAATCCGGATTACTGCGTCTTTAAATGCAGGAAAGTGAAGGATGAATATAAAGTAGAAGAGGTAAAATAAGCATAATTAAAAAAGAAGGATATGCTTATTGATATTGTATTAAGATGTTAAAAGATTTAATAATTATTTGAGCATTCAAAGTTTTTTCTGTAAAAGAATGTTATATCCATGTAAAACGATTGTCTTTCACATGGATACCCGTCAATAAATGAAGAAAAACGCTGCTTACTTACATTTCTTCACTCTGCTCGTACAATTCAAAGTAAGACTCTTTATCAATCCGCAGTCGGACTCTGTTTTCCCGCTTCTGACCGGCCAG